CGGATGTCATGGACTCGTAGGCCTGCCCCGTCTTATCGACGGAGCTGTCTACGAGTCCACGCACGGGGATTCCCCGAGCCCACCGGATGGGGGGCCGACCCCGCACTGCGCGCTGGGGAACGACATAGAAAGACATTTCCGTGAAGTTCCCCGCAGTGCGGGAGAGGAAGTACTTGCCGACTGAAAACTCGCCGTGGCATTCCGCCACGACGGCTTCGTAAGCTCGTACCAACTCTGGGGGCCAGGTCGCAATGAGGTCGTCACCGCCTATGGCGGTGCCGTGCCGAGCTGCGACCCGGGCCCCGACGGTCCCAACCCGTTCGGCAGCAAGGTCGACCCAGAAGAGGTGTATCATTGACAGGAGGGGCCAAGTTGGCCCCAACCCCATCAGGATACCCCTCTTGAGGATCGCCGTGCTGCCGTCCGGGTAGTGGAGCACCTGGCGGCCAATGAGGCTGCGAAGTGCTTCCACCCAAACGGTGGGAAGGCCGGGTCGGCGGAGCAGTAGGCCCTCGGCGACACTCTGGACTAAGTCCAGGGGTAACATGTCGCTGGCGGCCTTCAGGTCTGTGGACACGATGAGATGGCCCTCCTTGTGGAAGGTCATAGCAGCCTCAACCGCTTCCCGTCTCTTCCCTAACAGGAAGAGCCGGGTGCGCCTCTCCCGAAGGAGAGGAGCGAGGAGCCACTTGTTGAGAGTGGTCCCCGCTGAGAGGGCATAGCTCGGGGGTGAAGTGACAATCCGTCGCTTCCACCCGCGCTCAGCAATGGAACAGACCCGATGCTCGAGGATATTGGACGCCGTAAGGTGTCCCATAGCCTCGGCCAACTGCTCCGCGCCGTTGTTGAATCGCAACGCGTCCACGAACATGTCGGGCAGAAAGGTTCCATAAGGAACCTCTGCGCTTCGGTCGGGGACGCCGATGCTGGCCAGGACATCCGCTCGTCGCGAGCGGATCTCCTCTCGGCAGCCACCCGAGCGTCGGGAGTTGGCCACGGTTGCGGAGGGAGAGACGGATAAATCCGCCTTCCACCCCCGCAGCCGTGGTCCCATACACCTCGACGCCCAGGCGGTTGCCTTGGCCAACAACAACGGTGCAGTGGTGACAGAAGTTGTCACACACCGCTTGTGGGTGCGGAGACTCTTGAGCTCCACACGTCGGTCGCCCTCGGGCAGCGCCCTTCCTAAGAAGGAGAGCTGCTCCATGGGCTCCCGACCCCACATGCAAGTGCGGCGTGTGATAAACTTGCCACCGGGTCCGAGTGGGCTGCCAGTGATGACAGTCCACCGGACCTCGGCCGCAGCGCCCTTCAGGAACTGGATAACCC